AGTATCCCCGATTAGTCCGTAATTTCTGCGACTCGAAAACGATGGTAAGGAAAGCGAACTCCTCCTGCACCATAACTCCCGAAGCGTAGCCCAGCGGGTTTTTGCTTTCCGCATTGTCACCGAAATTGCTCTTTCGATACGCTACGGTGATCTTAGGGTTAAACCCGGTAGTGGGTTTAAGCGCAGCGGTATTCTCCGCCACGGCAGTAACTTCGTACCCTAAGGAGCGCAGCGGCGAAAGTCGCCCCACTATGCTGTCCTCCAGTAGATCGTAACTTATAATTGTACTCATTCTACGATAGGTATTAAGTTAGCCCTTAGCGTTCACCGTCGTGCACCGTGTCTACGTTCGAGACGTGGTAGTCGTTACCGTCCACCGTTATCCGTTCTTGCGTCTGCCTCGCGTCTACTCTTTGTCGTAGTCCGTCCAAGTCGCCGATTCGGTACTCCATCGTGTAGAGGTTCGGGTCATACCCCATGCCCGCCAGCTTGAATGGCGTAGTGGGGTTCTCAAACAGGACGCTGCCCTCCCACGTCACCAGCCCATCGGCAGACGTGTAGGAAGCGCCAAACCCGAACTTGGATTTAGCGGCATCGAACGTCTGCTTTTGTAACCTGTCGAAGTAGGAGGGCATTGTCTGTAGTTTTGGAGCTTAGTTGCTAAGTTTCACGCTCGCCGTGGCATCTCCAGACAAAGCTGCAACCGTCACAAAACCGACAAACGTGTCGGTATCGGTGCCGTCTACCGCTGCGCCTGCATCGCTGTATACTTTTGCGCCTACCGCTAAAGCTCCTGTGAGTTTCGGTAATACGAAAACTCCACTCATGCTCACGGGGCAAAGTTCGTCTTCCAACGTCGTTTTACCCGCTACGCCTGTCAATTCTCCGGCGACAACAAGCTGGCCGGAAGTGTAACCCCCCGATGGCGTTACGAGGTCGATAATATCGCCCTGCTGTACGTAATTAGTCATTTTTTTTGACATTTTTATTTTGAAAAAACCCCACCCGCGCTGTTAACCGGGCCGTTACTCTGTTAGTCCTTAGAACTCCGAGGCCTATTGTCCTGGGTTCTTGTACATTCCGCGCCAGTCGATAGCCTTGGTGCCGAACACCATGCGGGCTTTAACTTGCGTACCGTCCACGTCGAAATCTTCGCGCGTCTCCGTAAATAATTCGCCCTCTCCGTCCAGGAACGCGTACTCGATTGTGTCTACTGCCCCAGGAGCCGCAGACAAGAACCAAGCCGAGCCGAGACGAGGATCGACAACCAACTGCAAAGACTGGTAGAAAGGATTTACCTCTCCTGTCGTGTTAGCCAGCATGTTCCCGTTTAGGATTTGCTGGGCTTCCACTTCGCGGTCGGGGCCGACGATAAGGTAGGCAGGCTGCACGTTTATGTAGCGCCCGTTCAGCCCGGTCTGCTTGCGCATCGCTGCGCGAGCTGTACCTAGCGTCGATACGCTAATCGCGGCTCCCGAAGATGCCAAGTTGCCGTGGTCCGATGCGAACAACGCCACACCGTCGCCCATAAGAGGGTTTCCGGTAAGGATGCCGTACACAAGGTCGCTTTGCAACTGCGCCGCTTCGGCTGCAATCGCCATAGGGATGCGGCTAAATGCGTCCCAGGTCGTCGTTAACCAACGTCTCCCAGGTAATAGCAACTTTCTTTCCGTACTTCTTTACCGCGTAAGCCTCTTTAGCCTCGCTGAACGATCCTGCTTTGTACTCGCCGCCTTCTGGAATATGCTCGAAGTTGCCCACGAGTCCAGACAACTGGACTTTGGTCATTGCGCGGAAGTCGTTAGCCGTCGTCCGGCGCGTGAACGCCTGGAAAGTGCGGCTTTGCGCTTCATACGCTGCACGTAAAGAACGGTTAACCGTATTGCCAAGGATTTGCGGGAAATCGCTGGTCGAGTGATAGCCGAAAGAGCTAGAACGCCTGTGAAGGTTCATGGCTTTGCGGGCGATCACGGATTGGCTCATGCCCCGCGTGTTTTCGCCGGTAGACTCCAACCAAGTCCGCGCGATGTCGACCATCGACATACTGCGGAACTCGCGAGCATCTTCGCGAAGCTCTACGCCCCGAACGCCTGCGCGGTGCGCGATAGCGATCTCCATAGCCTCAGAGCGCGTCTGCGCTTCGGCTTGTCCTGTTACTGCTGCCTCGGGGTTTGTGCCGCTTATGGCAGGGGCTGAACGCTCCGCCCACTTCTGGGTAATTTCTTCCGCTGCGTCCTCTACAGACGTGCCGCGCTCGACAAACCCGTCCAGTACCTCGGTACCGAGGCCCGCAGCGCGAACCAGACCAGTTACAGTCTTTACGCGCTTACGCTCCGCCGTAAGGTCTGCCGCAGAACGTTGTTCTGTGGTAGCCTCTGGCGGGGTAGGCTGGGTTGTGTCGGCGGTCGTCACAGGCGCAACGCTGGGAGCCGCTGTGCGGGTCTCCTCAGTAGGTGCCACTGCTGGTACCTCGTTGTTTTCTTCTAACATCTCTTTGCCTTTAATTTGAATTTGTACTGAATTGGTATCGTCAGCGTCGCCGCTGCGAATCTGCGCGGTATAATCCGCTGGAACTGGAACGATGGAAACCTCGAAAGGCTCCCAATCCACAGCGCGGTACTCGTCCGCGCTGGTTTCGTTTTCACTTATTTCGTATTTGTAGACTCTGTAGCCTACTGATATATTTTTTAGAATGCCGTCCTGGACGTCCTTAAAAACGTCGTCGGCTTCTTTGCGCTTCGAGAACCTCACCGTTGCGTACCCTTTGCCGTCCTCTATCCAAGCTCGCTCTACTACGCCCAAAACGCTGTCGGTTGTCTTGCCGTATGTCTTGTGGTTGTCGCAGAGCGGTGCGCCGGACTGTATGCGCTCCATGCGGACCGAGGAGGGCTGAAAGCTTAGCGTTTCTAGATATGGCCCATCCCACGACCTGCGTAAAAAAGGCTTTTCGGTAGCGAAAACCAAGTCTACAGTTCTGTTTTCTGCGTTAATCGAGGAGGGCATAAAACGCGCTTCGAGGTGTAAGGGCTGCGCCGTTACTTCTCCGCTATCTGCGTTTCGCTGTATGTGTGTTGCTTTCATCGCTACAAATATAGGTATTTTATGCCTAATAGGGAAATTTAGCCCTCGTCAGGTGTGTTTTCTTCGCTTTGTTGGCTATCGTTGCGCTTAGGGTCGTAGCGTGGGTCAATGGTCGGTTTTGCGCCCATAGTGTCGAAATTGGCCATATCCTCCGCCATTTGCGCCCGTACCTCGTCAGGGTCTTTGCCTAGCTCCCTAATGGTGTCCTGCCAGCTATTAAGCCCCGCCCGCAGCCCCTCCGACAGCCCTTTGGTTTCCTTAACGGGGTCGATCATCTCGCGCCGTGGTGCCGTCCAGTTCGTATCGAAAACCGCGTCGGCCTTTAAGTTGTTACTTACTACCATCGCCTCCACGAACCATTTCCAGACCGGGATACAGAGCTGTAAAATGATAACGTCGTCCTGCCACTCTCGAATATTGCGCGACATCTCAATCCACCCCATCCGCCCAGACGAAAAATTAACGTTAGACAGATCGCCAGTAAGCGATTCGTAAGTAAGTCCTACTCCTGCCGCTGCGCCTTGCAGCACCTTGCGGCTGTACTCGTCGTAGTTCGTTGTTTCTGGAGGCCGTCCGAACTCTACTCCCTTGCCTGGAGGTAGGTACTCGATAATACCAGGCTCTACGCGCTCCAGCGGGTAGGTGTTGTCGGAAGGGTCGCCCGGCCTTACGTCCCCGTCGCCCGTTATAAACACCGAAAAGCAGGCTGCGATCTTCTGCCGGATAAGCTGCGCGTCCTCGTACTCGTCGAAATCACGCAGGCGGAACATCGAAGCCACCAACGCAGAAACCCCCCGGAGTTGCCCTGGGCGTTCCTCCTGGTAGATATGCAATACTTCCGTAGCGGGTACGCGGTTACTCGTTAGGCTTCTCCAGGTAGTGTTATCCTGCGGGTGTTGCGGGAACATCCAATAAGCAACTTTGCGCCCGTTCTGGTCGGTCTCTATGCCCGCGTCGATCCGGTTTCCGCTCGCGAGTTGCGCGACGCTCTTCGTGTAGTCCAGGTAGTCCGCTTCCAGAACTTGCAACTGGATAGGGTTTGGCGTGTTGCCGTTGCGCCGCTTAACGACGAATGCCTCGCCGTCGACAAAAACCGCATTAGCGATAAGGCGCTGGATAGAGTAGAAGTTTTTCCTCCCGTAGTAGTCGCAGTCGGTACTCTCCGCCCAGTTCTTCCACATCATTTTGGCGCGGCGCGTGTCGGTTATGCGTGTAGCGCGAATAGACAACTTAACCCCTTGTCCTACTACCGACGTGCGCATAACTTGCGCCGCCTTTTCGGACGTAGGAGTTATTACGGACCATGTCCCGGGCGCGGTTACGGATAGTTGTGCCTGCCGCTACGATCTCCCGATCGGCTGATCCTCCCGCCGTGTTCCAATTTCGCGCCCTTTTGCCTCGGCTCGCCGCGTCGTACTTCCGCATCTGGCTAAGGGCAAAATTAGCTTTTCCCGCCGCAATGCTGCTGCGGGCGCAATAGCCGTCAATATTTTTAATTATGCTCATTTGCCGCTGTAGTAACTTCCCACGTTGCGCCCTTGGTCCGCACCTGTGCGGGTTCCGTTTTCGCCCAAGCCTAAATCCTGCTCCATCTCCGCTTTAATCCGCAGCATATCCTTAAGGCTCTGGTAGGTTACCATCTTGTCGGAATACTGCACAGTCTTAACCCCTTCGGCAATTGCCGCCGTCAAGGTCTGGTACTGCGTTAAGGTCCAAATTGCCATAGTCAGGAATTAGATTTTTTGTATATTTGACGCTAAGTGAACTACCCACGCCAAAGGCGATGATTGGGCTTTTAAGAACGACCTATGAAAACAATCAAGTTAACATCTTTCGGCACATTATCGGCTGACAGACCAATGTACAGGAACTCTTTATGTTCGGAGCGTGTCCCTACGCTTCCATTGTCAGATACAAACATACGAAAAATCTAACTACCAAAAGCTATTTTTTCTTTTTCTTCTTGTTTCGCGCTGCGCCTCCTTCGCCTTATGTGGCTTAGATACTTCGTTTTTTTGCGTTGGGGGTGCGTATGCCGTCGCTCCTGCCGCTTTCCAGTTCGCCGCCTCCCACCTGTCCAGCCCAACGATTGCAGCCGCTGCGCGGGAGTATACGCGACAGTCTAAAGCCTCGTTCCTGTCTTGTGTTTTTTCCCAGATATGCTCCTCGTAGCCTTTAGGGTTTTTCCGCTTCACCAGCCTTTCGGCAGTAAGCATCCGAAAGTAGGATATGTCCAGGTTGGACGGAAATCGGCAGTAATACGGCGGGTCTTCGCCTTCGTCGTTCACGTTCAGGTTCAGTGCCGCGTACACTTCTGTTTTAATTAGATCTACTCCCAAGTTCCAAAGCATCGTTTTCCCTACGCGCTTCCCGTTGCTCCTAACGTCGACGCTCTGCGGGCTACTAAGCATTATCCGCTGTCTGCTCCCCGCTTGCCCCTTCACAGGGACAACTCGCGCCGCGCCCTCCTGTCTGCAAAACTTGTAGACGTGGTTAGTGTTGTACCCGCTATCTACCGCCATTTTGTAGACTCCAAGGCGCGCGCCGTCTGTACGCTGGAACCCTTCGTACAGCACTTCGCGCAGCTTATCCCACACCTCCGTCGCCGAAGTGTCCCCCAGGAGTACGCGGTAGTCTACGACCCACGATCTTAAGCCTTCGCCCCACCCTGTTATCTCCATCTCCAGGCGGTCGGCCTGAACGTCTACCCCCGCAGTGAGTACGCAAACCTCTGCGGGTACTTGCTTAGCCTGGTACCCGCCGCGTCGCTCGTAGAGCCTTTCGTAAGGAGGGACTATTACTTTCTCCTTCCATACTTCGCCCAAAACAGTGTTCACAAAAACTTTCATCCTGTTTTGGTCGTTCTTACGCTTCGCTGCCAGGAAGTCGTTAGCCGCATCCGCCCAGGAGTACCAGCCCAAAGGAGAGTATAAACTGCTCAGGTGGTACCCTATGCGCTTAGGGTCTGCGAGTTCTGGGGCGTCAGCCATCCACTGCCCGTGTTTAAGCATCCAAGGTTTATGCCTTTCCTCTACGGCCTCGCTGCAATGCTCACACTCGTAGTGCGCAGATACTACAGGGTTGGCAGTCTTGCTAAACCTAACTTGCTCCCAGCGCAGGCGTTGCATTGCGGCGCAGTGAGGGCAGGGTACGTGGAAGTACCGCTGGTCGGTAGTAAAAATTCGCGGTGGATCGCGCTTGTACTTTCCACCGTGGGAGTTGATATCTGCGCAATCTTGCGATTTGCGAAAGTCCGCGTTCTGGCTTTTGCCAGACCTACCGGAGACCCTTCGCCCTCCAAATCCTGCGGGAATGCGTCGACCTCGTCGAGAATCAAAACGCGAACGGGTACGGAGCGCAACGAACTGGCAGAGTTCGCCCCCTGCTAACATAAGCGTTCCGCCTGCGAAATCTTTTTGGAGAATGGTGTTTCCCTTGTCCCGGCTTTTAATTGCTGCGATTTTGCCCTTTAATGTCGGGCTGGCCTCAATCATTGGGTCTATGCGCATTTTGCTGTTCCGCTTCGCCGTACCTTCCGTGGGCATTACGCACATTATCGGGCAGGGGTCGAGGTCGATGTAGTAGCCGAGAATGTTATACCCGCATTCTGTCGCGCCGATCTGCGCGCCCTTCATAAAAATGACTTCCTGCACCTGGCTGTAGGGATCGAAGCAATCCATTATCTCCTTCAGGTAGGGCGTTCTGCTAGTCCTCCAGCGCCCTGGCTCCGCAGCGGCTACCGAGGATAAAAACCTATGCTCGTCTGCCCACTCCGACGGCCTGAGCCTCTTCGTAGGCCTGAGCCCGTCCAAAAATCCTAGTACTGTGCTGCTCATTTCGGTTTAAATTTCGACACGTCGGAAAGGTCGCTAAGTGCGTCGCTTATCGCGTCCGTTAGTAACCGCATCGCGTCTACACGAGAGTCCGCAGCGAGAAGGTCGTCTACAATCCGTTGAGGTACCGCCTGTATGCGTTGGCGCACCTTTTGCCCGAACTCGAATAGGTCGGAATATACCTGGGAAGCCTCTACAAGTTCTCCGCGCAGCTTCGCCAGTTCTATCGTCTTCTTCTCTAACTCCGTTCGCGCTAGCGCTTTCTTCACGTCGTTAAGCGTCGAATTTTCGTCGAGGTCGAATTTTATCTTTCGCTCGGTAGAGTTTCCGATCCACTCCTCCTTTGCTTTCTCCGCGTCGAAATAGTACCTGCCGCCTCGCGATAGGTAGCTGACCCCTTCCGTAAGTTTGCCCGTTTTTCGTGCATCCTGCACGGCTTTCGGAGTAACCCCAAAAAGCTTAGCCATTGCGGTCTGCGAGATGTCGAACCTTGTCTTTGCCACGATGATCGTTTTTCTAATTTTGCAAATTAATCTTTTGCTGCGGCACCGCCACGGCTACGAATGTTTTCGTACACTAACTGTCCAGTTTTCGGGGGCTTTGCAACC